CATCGTGGAAGCCGCCAAGGCTTATGTGGACTACGAGATCGAGGGCGAGTCCACCAATTGGCCGGAGGCTCCTCAGAAGTTCGAGAACCTAAAAGCCGCCGTTGAGGCACGAAAGGAGCAGCCGTGAGCGACACACCTAAAACCGACTCGAAAGCACAATTCTTTGGTTTTAATCCAGACGAAGGAGAGGAGTTCGTGCAGGCTGATTTTGCCCGCGAGCTGGAGCGCGAAAACGCCGCGCTGCTTGAGGCGCTGGAGGATATGGCTCGTCGGGATTGCCACACGGGCACCGCGCTCCGCGATTACAACGGGCAAGTCGCTGGCACGATGGTCACCGACAGCGGTGCTATTACCGTTCACGCAATCGCTCTCCGCCGTCTTGCCGATGCGGACCGGTTCCGAATTGTCGCGGAATCTAGGCGGATGGTTGTTGGCTACTGGCCCGAAAACGACCCCCAGAAAAAGGAGCGCGCCGCCATTGACGCCGCACGAAAGGAGCAGCCGTGAACGCTAAACTTGTCAGCATCACTCAGCCCTCTGCCGACCTCATAGAGCAGGGCATCCTCACCGCAGACGATCTGATCGCATACTGCGCTCGGGTCAGCAATCCCAGCAACCAGCTTAACACGGAGACGGCTCCGCGCCTCCTTGCCTATTGCATCAGGCACGGGCATTGGTCGGTCTTTGAGACTGCCTCGATGACTGTGGAGGTAGAGACCAGCCGGGCTATTGCTGCCCAGCTTCTCAGGCATAGGAGCTTCACATTTCAGGAGCATAGCCAACGATATTCGACCAGCGGCGATTTCGAGCCAATCGAGCTACGCAGGCAAGACCTGAAGAACCGGCAGGCATCGGGAGACATCCACGAGGACCCTGATCTGGGCTTGGAGGCGCAGGAGGCGGTGAGCACAATCTTCGGCGTCTACAAACGCCTTATCGAGGCTGGTGTGAGCAAGGAGACCGCCCGGATGGTGTTGCCTCTCTGCACCCGCACCCGGATGTACGTGACCGGAAATGTCAGAAGCTGGATTCACTACTTCGACCAACGCTGCGCGGAGCACACGCAGAAGGAGCATCGTGAGCTGGCCTGCCTCATTCGTGAAGTGTTCGCCAAGCAATTCCCCAACGTGTGGAATGCGCTGCAACTGAGGGAGGCCAAGCCGTGAGCTGGAAGATCACCGAAAAGAGCGAAACCCACTTCTGCGCCGAAAGCCCCAAAGGCTATTGGAAGGTGTACCAAAAGTGGGACGGGTGCTTTGAGATCACTCGCTCAATGAATCGTCCAATTGACGAAGCGGCGGCTGATGACATCACCACGATGCACATCTGCGATTTGGACCTATTTGTTGAGCGGCTGTCTGAACTGGCTGCTCTCACGCAGATACACCTGCCCAATACGGATGCGGCGAAGAACGCGGCACGAGTCGTGGAGGTGAAGCCGTGAGCGAGCTAGCCCTTGCCGCCCTGTTCCAAGCCATCGTGCAGATTGAGAGTGGCGGCAACCTCAAGGCTCGCAACGGGGACGCCTACGGGCCTGCCCAGATCAAGCCTGTCGTAGTGGAGGACCTGAAGCGTGCAGGCTACGATGTCTCCCTGCGTGAGCGGGGCACGATGGACGGGTCCTATCGCCTGTTCAAGCTTTACACCCAGCATTGGGTGCAGAAGCGCAAGCTGAGGGACACGCCTAGGACTCGGGCAAACATCTGGCGACACGGCCCATTCAGCCCCAAGACCACGCGCAACGAAGCAACCTACTATTCCAAGGCGGCGGAAATCCTGATGAGTCAAAAGAAATAGCTTTACTTTGCCCGATTTGGGCATCACCAACGACACGAACACAAGAACAACTATGAGCGAACATTGGTACACACGCGACGGTAAGAGCAGCCACACGCGGCTTACGAAGAAGGGCACCGAGAGGGCTACCACCCTCCGCGATGCGCGGCTGGAGGGCTTGCTGCCCTCCGTTTCCTCCATCCTGAACGAAGCCTACAGCCCTGAGCTGGAGCGCTACAAGCAGTCGCGTCTGCTGGACGCCTGCCTGAAGTTCACGCCCGACGCCTTCTCCACTACGGAGGAATGGAAGAAGGCCATCCGCGATGAGGCTGATCGTGAGATGGTGGAGGCCCAGCAGTTTGGCACCGCCTTCCACAAGGCGATGGAGACGGGCGAGCAGGTGGATGGGATGGATGTCTTGGCTGCCGCCACCAAGGGTGCGATGGAGAAGCTGGCCCTTGATGGGCTGGAGGTGATCGAGCGCGAGGTGGTGCTCGTCAGCAAGGAGATGGGCTACGCGGGCACCACGGACGTGCGCTACCTCCGCGGCGTCCGCAACGGCATCCTCGACTTCAAGACAACGAAGACGACCCCGGGTGAGCCCGTGCTGCTGAAGATGTCGCACAAGGCCCAGATTGCGGCCTACCACCACGCTGCGTTCCCGTGGCTCAATCCTTGGGAGCGCGAGGGCATCAACGTGTACGTCAGCAAGACAGAGCCAGGTCGCGTCGATGTCATCCACTACACGGAGGCTGAGCTGGAGATTGCGTGGCAATGGTTTCAGGCCTGCTGCGTCCTGTGGCGTCTGCGTCGTAGCTACGACCCCCGAAAGGAGGTGGTGTAATGAGCGCCGACCTTCCGCATAGCGAGGAGGGCGAGCGCATCATCCTCTCCTGCATCCTGCTCGATGGTCCGCCATCCTTGGCCAAGGCCATTGATGGGCGCATTGACGAGGGCTGCTTCTACCTGCCCCAGCACCGCAAGCTGTGGCGCGCCATCCAATGGCAGCACAAGAACAACCATCCGCTTGAGCTTCATGCCTTGGCTGAGGAGCTGAAGAAGATGGGCAAGCTGGATGAAGTGGGCGGCATCCCGGGCCTCGTGGAGATGACGCAGCTCGTCTGCACCACGGCCCAGCTCAGCCATTGGATTGACGTGGTGCGTCAGCACTACGTGATGCGGGAGCTGCACTCCACCTGCACTCGGATGGCTGAGAAGACGCTGGCCCATAGCGGCGGGGTGGAGCCCTTCGTGCTGGAGGTGAACAACCTTCTCACCAAGCACCACGCTGGCACCAAGCAGGTGACCTTGGCTGACGCCTCAGACGAAGCCATTGCCCTGATTGGGCGCATTCAGGACGGCACGTACACGGACAAGGATACGGGCATTGACTTCCCGTGGCCCGACTGGAACCGGCGCTTTGGCCTAGCCAAGCCCGGTGAGCTCATCATCCTGTCCGCCCGTCCGGGTATGGGCAAGAGTAGCTGCTGCCGCCAGATTGCCCAGCATTGGTGCAAGCAGGGGAAGGTGCTGCTGTTCAGCCGTGAAATGCCTGTCAAGCAGATGGCCCCGCTGTTCGCCCAGACCACCACGGGCATCAGCTTCCGCGACATCCTCGCTGGGCGGGCCACGATGGACGACATCGAAACCTTCAAGCGTGAGCTTGGCAAGGTGAAGGCGTTGCCCATCGAAATCTACGATCAGGACCGGACGCTCAGCCACATCGTCACCCGGGCCAAGGCCTTCGCTCAGGTGAGCAAGCCAAAGGCCATCTGCGTGGACTACCTCCAGCGCTACGACGCCCAGCAGGAACGCGGGGAAACCCGTGACATGGCCCTTGGTCGCTTCACGATGGCGATGAAGGACCTAGCCATCGAGCTACAGGTGCCAGTGGTTCTGCTGGCCCAGCTAGGCCGCAGCGTGGAACGTGAGAACCGGGAGCCCCGGATGTCCGACCTCCGCGAGAGTGGCAATCTGGAACAGGACGCCGACCGCATCATCTTCCTGAATGCGCCCGACCACCGGCCTGACGGGGTGATGCAGCAGCTCACGGACAACGATCTGCGTTTCATCTACGTGGACGCCATCCAAGCCAAGGGTAGAAGCGACGGCACGGGCCGTTGCGGAATGATGTTCGACCGTCCCATCACCAAGCTCCTCCCTCACCAGCCCGCATGAACACCTCTCCCAACTTCTCTGAAGCCTCGCTCGACCTCATCCTTGGCGACCGCAACGAAGCTTACGGCAACCCCCGTGAGGACTTTGAGGGCATCGCCCTGATGTGGACTGGCCTCATCAACGCCAAGCTGCATCGGGACATCACGGCTGAGGACGTGGCACGTATGATGGTGGCGCTCAAGCTGCGCCGGGACAGCCATCGGCCCAAGGATGACAACCTCATCGACGCCCACGGCTACCTCCATTGCCTTAGCTGGATTCAGACGGGCCTTCAGCCTGCCCGCGGAGGTGAGGCATGAGCTTCGGATTCGACGTATCTGAGACGATGCGGAGCGTCCGTATGATCTTGGAAAAGCACACCAAGAATATGGACTGGAACGAGGCATTGCCGGATGACACCCAGAAGGATCGTACCTTCCGGCGCATCACGGACCCAGACCTCATCATCGCCGCCGACAAGGATATCCGGGAGCCCGGGGCCCAGATTTACTTGGTGGCTGAGAAGCACAAGATCAGCCGCACCACGGTGTCCAACCTCAAGAACCGCAAGTCTCAGTTCCTAGGCATGCCCTATGACGAAAAAGGTATCCGCAAGTATCTCGCTCAAAGGGAAAAGAAGTACCGGGAAAGGGGCAAGGTCTGAGCTGACGAGGGCTGGCGGCAAATGGACAGAGGCACGCTACTGGTCGTTCTTGCGAAGCGCATTAAGGCGCGCCTTTGTTCGCTGGCCCGTCAACTACGACGCAAGGAACGGAGCCCGCAGGGCGTATGCGGGCCCGTCCAAGCAGCAGAAGTGGGAGTACGAGTGTTCAATATGCAAGGGCTGGTTTCCAATGAAGGGGACACAGTTGGACCACGTAAACCCGTGTGGGCCCTTGAAAAGCCTCTCCGACCTCCCGGGTTTTGTGGAGAGGCTTTTCTGCGAAAGAGAGGGGCTCAGAGTGCTGTGCAAGCCGTGCCACCAAGAGGTGACCAATGCAGCTAGACATCTTCGGCCAGAAGGAGGAGGTCAAGAAGCCATCCCCGAAGGAAATCCCGAAGGCATCCCCGAAGCTGCATCACCTGCACGGCCTGCAAGGCGCGGAAGAGTGGATGTTCCAAAAGGCCCGCCCGTACAGGATAACCAAGTTCGGACCCAACAAGACGTTCATTGAGAATCTATGAAGACCACCGGCCTGTTCACCACCCATAAGGTAGTAATCAATCAGCCCTGCGACAGGCCGATCAAGATTGTCCCATTTGGCGATGTCCACCGTGATAGTGATATGCATTGCGGCACCAAGTGGCGTGAGTTTCTGGCCTATGCCAAGGGCCAGAAGGACGCCTACTTCCTTGGTATGGGGGACTACTTCGATGGGATGTCCACCTCGGAGCGGGAAGGGCTGAGCCGCAGCAGCCTGCACAACACCACGATCAAGAACATCGAGAAACTCTACAGCGAGTGGATTGAGCGGATGAGTGGGGAGCTGGCGTTTATGAAGGGGCGGCTGATTGGGATGCTGGGTGGCAACCACTTCTTCTCCTTCAACAGCGGGATGAGCAGCGACACCATCCTCTGCCAGAACCTAGAGACCCGCTTTCTAGGGGTATGTTCGTTTATCCGTCTTAGCATCCAGACGCAGACCAAGGGCAGGGGCAGGGGTGCCTGTTTTGACATCTTTGCCCACCACGGGGCAGGGAGTGGAAGCACGCCGGGAGCTACGTTTAACACCATCGAAAAGATGCAGCAAACTGCGGATGCTGACCTCTATCTGATGGGACACGACCACAAGAAAGGATGCATTCCTTCGTTTCCTAGGCTTCGTCTAGCTGAGGGCGGGGGAAGCCTCACCATACGGGAAAGAACCCCTTGGCTGGGCCGCACGGGCAGTTTCCTGAAGGCCTACGAGGACGGGACGGTGAGCTACAACGTGGATGCCGCCCGCTCAGCCTGTGCCCTTGGCTGGATTGAGTTCGACGTTACCGTCAAGCGGGTGTCCACGGGCGGCAATGATCATTTGGAGGTAGCTGTCCGTGGGACCTGCTGAGGATAAGGGTAGCCCCCTGTTCCGCCTTACAGGGGTGATGGATAGCGTCCTGACTACGGACGGCAACGGTGGCTACGCCAAGTGGTATCCGGGCAAGAACTGCTTCGTGGTCACCAGCCAGGCCCCTCGGGCAGACGGAGGCTACTACTTACGCTGCGAAATAGTGGGAGGGCCTGAATGCGGCAGGCCCTTCCTCATCGACTGCGAATGGGATTGTCCCGAGGAATGGGACAAGATGTGCAAGTTTGTGAACTAGAAGCGGTCCGCCCGCTCCTTGAGCTGACGAACAACGTCTGGGGTGATTACCCCGGCCTTGCGTAGCTGGCGGTTGAACGCCTCCGCCACCTCCGGGTTGCCGTTACGGATGTAGGTGGACATCGCTCGGCCGATGTTCTCGGCCCGTTCCCCGTCGCCCACGGTCATGCCACCGAACAGCTTGGCCAGCCCGGTGAGACCACGGCGCTCGTTCATGACAGCTTCCTGATAGCTCTGCATCAGGTCCACGTACATCCGCCTGTCGTTGCCCGCAATGGCCCGCAGCTCATCCTTGACGTTGGCCCTGCGGGCAGGGTCCTGCATCACTTCCTTGATGATCTCACCGTGGTTCTTGTGTATGCCGCGGGGCATTGGCACCGTGTAGCCAAAGGCGGCGCCTGCAATCAGGCGATTGGGCACACCAGCCTTGGCGAAGGCCTCAATGATCTTGTCGTCATCAAAAGCCCCGCTCTCCTCGCCAATGGCCTTCAGCGACCGATAAATCTCGGCCAGCTTCTCCTGCCCGCGCTCATACCGAATGTTGCGCTCACGGTAGATAGCCTCCTCGTTCACGCCGGGGTAGGCACCGCTGGCAGGGTCGAAGGCTCCCTTGATGATGCGCTTGTAGCCCGTAAGCTCCTGATTGAGGGGCTCGGCAACGTCACGGATGCGAACGGAGGCGGCGCCTAGGGCATCAAGCGTCTGGGCCCTCACCCCTCCAAAACGCTTGATCTGGTCCTCCAGCGTGTACTTAGTGCCCAGCTTGTTGGTGTCACCACGAATGGCCTTCTCGGTGCGGGACAGGGTGCCGATGACAAACTGGGGCAGGAACGCCCGGGTGATCAGCCGTTCAAACAGCTTCACGTTGTCACGCGGGTCCTCAATAGCCACCTGCGTGTTGTAGTAGGTGTTGGTCACCATCTCCGTGACGCCCGTGAAGAAGGGGCCAATGTCGTCGCCAAGGAACGTGGTCTTGAGGTAGGGGAGGGCATCTCCACCCGTGGCCCCAACTGCCAGCGCCTGCATCATGTTGGCATGAGGCATCAGGTAGTTGAGCGGGGCGTAGGTGATGGTGCCATCCTTGTTCAGCCTGCTGATGTTGGCCTTGTTCTCGTCGAACGTGGGAAGGATGTTCTTGATGTGCCCAGCCATCTCCTCGCTGGTGCCAAGCATACGGCTTCCGTAAGTGGCTACGGCAGCGGTGGCGGCAGCGGTGCCCACCAGACCGGCTGAACGCTGGGCAAACTGGATGGCAGCAGCACGACGGGTTTGCGGACTCTGCGCCTTGATGGAAAGCTCAAGGAGGTACTTGTTGTGTACCATCATGTTCTTGACGTTCCGCATCACCTCAAACTCAAAGGAGCCGAAGGCATTGGCCACGCCCACAGCCGAAGCCTGCCTCAGCCTACGCTTGATGAGTTCGTAGGTGGGGAAGGTCTCATTTGTGATACGTGCCGCCGTGCGGTCAATGATCTCCTTGGAGAAGGGAGCGGGGCCAGCACCAAACTGCTTCTCCTTGAACTCCTTGAAGTACTTGTCCTGCATGAAGGCAACGCCTTCGGGGCCAAGGTCCTGCATCTGCTTGGCATTGTTCCTGTAGATGGCCCAGCGGAACGAGGTGTCAGGAAAGCTGTAGGCATCAGCGGCTTTCTCATACCACTTCCTCCACGACGTTTCTCCCAATGAGGCATCAAGCAGGGACTTGATTTCCTGTGAGTCCGATCCGCCCCTTAGAACACCAACTGAACGGGCATAGCGAAGCTCGTCCATGAGGGCCAGCTTCTGCTTTGCATCCAGCTTGCCTCCACGCCAACCCAAGTCGTAAGCAGCCTCGCGCATCCCTCGGAACAGCGTCACCGGGTTGAGCATCCCTCCAGAAGCCATCATCACCGCATTGCCAAGCATCTGCGGAGCAAAGGCCTCGGGAAGATTGCCGATGGTCTTCATGCCCTTGGAGAAGGCAGAGAAGGCCAACATTGCCTTCACGGGCCCATTGTCACCGAAAAGACTGTGGCTGTTGATGTTGTTGAATGCGTCAGCCCATTCCTTTGGCACCTTGATGTCCTTCAAGGCAGCGCCAATGGTGGGGTTCTCTGGCCCAACAAGAAGCACGTAGTTGTCGGGCAGGTTGGCCGTGTTTGCAAGTTTTCCGATTTCGCTGTCTAGCAAATACTTGGCAAGCTGCTCGTCATACTTGGCCTTGATGATGAGCCGGTCCTGAGCCTGAAGGGTGATGCCCGCAACCCCACCCGGGTCTTTCACCTCACCAAGCCACTCACGGGCAGCAACGGATAGCTCCTTACGCTTCTTCAGCGGAGAGGAGAGCCCGCCAATCAGGGTGGTGTCGATGTCTCCACCGGAGTAGATGAGCCCAACGTCGCCCACCATCCGCTTCATGTAGTTGTCGGCATAGGCCTCCGCTTGGGAGCGGGCTATCGGGGCTCCCTTCTTCGTGGCCTGATCCTGAAAGTCATCCGCAAGCTCATTCAAAAACTTGGTGCGAGCTGCGTCCGTGTCCCAATCGCGGCCTCTGGTGGAGGCGCTGTCGAACGCCCGGTAGGACAGGCGCGTATACTCGTCCTCGTTTTCTACGAACGTAGTGGCAAGCTTGGGGTAGAGAGTGGACAGGATACGCGAGTTCTCCCTCCGCAGCTCACGAAACCTTTCCGCATAGGGCAACAGCTCATTGGGCAGGATTGTCTCTGGAGCCCGGTTGGATATGTAGGACAGCCAGTCAGCCGTAAGCTCTTGTGGATTGGCAGATTTATCAATGATCCGGTTGACGTCGTTGGCGAACTCCACGCCATACTTTGCCGCTGAGGACATCTCTGCACGCTGGTCAACGGTGTGCCTCACCACCTGATCCCCAACCGTGGACTCAGGCCCAAGCACGGCAGCCTTGCCAGACTGTGCAGCCTGCTTCTGGCGCATGATGTAGGACGGAATGTGGGTGCCGCCATACGTCATCAGGCCATACATCGTGGCCACCGCCAAGGCGTTGTTGTTGCCGTTCTCCCGCTCTGAGTTGTAGACGTAGCCAGCCACGCCAAGGCCCGTCCCAGCCTGTGCCGCCTGAGCTAGCACAGGGCTGCTGATGAGGTTGCCATTGACGGCATAGCGCCGTTCCACCCCGCCCAAGCCGCCACCAACGGCAGCGCCAAACATCAGCGGCGTCTTCACCTCCTGCCAAGTTGGAAGCCGGTTCTCGTCAATGGCCTTCTCCACCACTTCTCCAGCCACCCCGGTGACACCACCCTGAATGGCCCGCACCAGTATGGGCTTGGCGTAGCCCGTGGCCCCGGCCAGCAGCTTGGCCCCAGCGGTGGCGGGAATGGCCCCCATCAGGGCGCTACCCACCACCTGACCCGTACTCACCTCCTTCTTGGTGCCCTCATTCACCTCCATTAGCTGGCGCAGGTAGCTTCCAACACCAGCCCCAAGAGCGCCGCCAGCCGTGGCACCAAGCATTGCGCCCTTGGCCGCACCGGCCACCGTTCCAGGCCCCGGGGCCACCGCAGTTCCGCTCGCTCCACCAGCTACCGTTCCCAATGCACCACCAAGGATGGTGCCGCCCATCGTAAAGACGCTCTCCACCGTCATCCCCTTGAGCATCGAGGAGATGGACGGCGTGGCCTGATTTACGGACTCCGTGGCCGAGTCACGGACGGTTTTCTCTGCATTCTGGGAGGCTACATACTCCTCCACCTCGGCCACGCTGGGCTGCTGGTCGGCCTCAACCTCTACCGCGCCATACTTGGTGTTTACCGTAAACTTGGGCATGGCCCTATCATAGCCTATTGCCCAAGAGGGTTAGCGTGAGGAGCGGCGACGGCTGCGGAGCATCTGTTCCATCTGGCGCTCCAGCTCTCGGTTCCGCATATTGCGCTCGGTGAGCTCACGGCTCTCCATCCGGTTGCGGAACGTATCACTTTGCGTAGGCTCCTCGGGGGGCTGGAGGTTGTACCGGGGGGCGGGCTGGCCAACCCCTCCGCTTACGCGACGCAGGCTGGGCGCACCATACAGGTCGTCGCCGCCCCTCACCGTGGAGCTGCTAGGACGCAGGCTGGACATTGGCGCACGACCCTGTGCCGCAGCCTCATTGCGCCTGTACTCGTCCAGTAAGTCGTTTGCGATGCGCTGGGCCTTGGGTTCCAGCTTGATGGAGGTAAGGGCCGTAGCCGCAAGGGTGGGTCCAAAACCTGCCGCCTGCGGGTCAGCCAGAATCTCCGTGATGGACATCACCTTCCCGCTGGGTAGGCGGCTGATGCTGGCAGAGTCCGGCGTGTAACGCTTTTCCTCAGCTAGTGCCTTGGCCATTGCCGCAATGCCCTTGCCGTAGCTCTTAAGCGGAATCTCGACATCCTCCTTCACCATCTGCTTGGCTACACGAACAGCCGTCTGTCCAGTTTTCACCAGCTCAGGAATAAGCTGTTCAGACAGGCCAGCCTTGGCATCTTTTAAGGCAGGACCAAACGCCCGTGCAGCAGCCTCAAATGCCTTCTTTCCCTCTTCGCGTGGGGTGCCAACGGTGCGAGCCTCATCTGAAGGCTCCATGCGGAATGGAATGGCAGAGACGTTCCGCTGAGCCTCCGTGGGGAAGCCAAGCTTGGCCATCACCCTGCGATAGGTGATGTCCGGCGTGTTGGAGTTTTCGGCCTCAGCCAAGGCGATTCGCTCGGCCTCAGAACGCGGATCGGGGGCCGTACTGCCTGCCATGGGAAGGCCCATGGGGTCCATCTGGAAGCGCTGCGTTCCACCAAACTCACGCAGCAGGCGACCTTCCCGAGCTGCTCTGGCCTTGGCTTCCTCAAAGCCCTTGGCCACGCCTGCGGCCAAACCCTCACCCGAGGGTCCGCCCATAACGTCCTGCCCTTCAGACAGGAATGACTGGACACGGGCATTCTCAGCCATCCGCTGACCTAGGGTGGTACGACGGGCGGGGAAGGCCTCTTCCTCAGTAGGGGCCCGCTGGAAGGGCGGGGGAGTCGTGGCCGTCGGCAGGGCGTCAAAAGCGTTAGACCGGCCAAGTCCAGTTGGCCCATACCCAGTCACGCCCATCGCCATCAGGGGATTGGCGGCTTCAGGGGACAGGATTACTGGGGGAGCAGCCTGCACCGGAGCACCAATGGTGGTGTCGGGAGCAGGGGCGGCAGGGGGAGGAAGCGGCGCAGAGGCCAGAGTCGGGGTCTGAGTCGCGGTCTGAGTCGGGGCAGTAAACGGCTGGGAGCTGCCCATGAACCCCGTGGAAGCACCGGCCAAAGACAGATTGGCAGGAGCAGCAGCAGGCGCAGGAGCAGCAGGTTGCTGCGTCTGAGACACCACGGCAGCGCCCTTGATGTTGGACTTACCCGTTCCCTTGCCTGCCGCAGCGTCCTTTTGGCCCTGTGGCACAACGGGGTTGATGATGCCGCCGCCCCACTTCTTGTCTAGGTCGTTACGATCAGCTCCAATCTTATCCAGCGGGGGGTTGATGACATTAAGCCGCTCTGCCAACTTATCGCGCATGGCGATGTTTTCAGGGTCTTCCCGGTTGCCCTGAAGAAGCTGGCGGTATTGGTCGTAAATCTTGCCGACTTCCTCGGACTTTTCCCGCATCAAGGCAATGCTGGCAGGAGTGGCCCCCTTGTTGATGATCTCGGTTTTGATGGAGCCGGAAATCGGGTCAAAGGTCTGGAACACCGTAGTCCCGTTGTCCGCCGTAAACTCACGATAGGTCTTGCCGCCAAACTCAGCCTTGGTGGCTTCAAAGGCGTTCTTCCTGCGCTCGGCCTCTGCGTTTTCAGCGATAACACGCTTCAGGTTCTCATCAGCAAGCTTTAGAGCGTTGCCGAACTGGGCAACGTCTATGTTCATGCCAACCAACGACCGCAGGTTGTCCAGCGGCATATTGTTGGCGACCCCAATGTTGATGATCTGCTGAGGAGTGGCGCCGGGGCCAAGCTTTCCAATCTCGGCCATAGTGGCCGACATCGCATCGCGCACGCGCTTGTCCTCAGCAGCCTTGTCCACCAAGGCCTTGGTCTGAGCCCTGACGTATTCCGCATTGACCTGCTGACGCTGTGCTTCGCGGGACTTTTCAGCCAAATCGTAGGCCGTGCTAAGCTCCGCGAACAACTTGGTGTTGTTGTTGAAGTCAAGCCCTCCCTTCTGATCGCGCTGAGCGATGAGCTTTTGGATCGTCGGGCTGCGGTTGATTACGCCATTGGTGCTCGGATCGCTCGCCAAGGCGTTGAAGAGCTGGGCGTTCTTGCCCTCCAGAACAGCGTTCTTCTGCTTGGTCTCAACGTAGCTCTCGATGCTCTTGCCTATTGTGGACCCAAGCTGGGCAAGCGACTGGGCTCGGATGGCAGCAGCTTGCTGGGTGGCCTGAGCCTGCGCCTGCGCGGCCTGAAGGATGGGCGAGAAGTCCTGCCGCAACAGGGAGGGATTTACCTGTGAGCCGAAAGTGAACATAGGGGTATTCTACCTCTTCAAATAGCTGGCTTCCATCTTAGGGGCCCAACGAAGCTGGCTAGAGACATTGCTGACGGTTAGGCCCCACTTGGGGCAATGGACGCTATTCCCCGTGTTCTGGGACATACAGGCATAGCAGCAGCCAATGTAGTCGGGGTTGTTTGTCTTGTCGTCCTTCTCCACCCACTCCCCATCCCGCTTCTCATAGCGTTCGTGATGAATCGGGATGTTGTTCTCCTCAATATACCGCCATACGTCCGCGTGGGTGAAGTGCCGAATCGGGAACGCGGCAGACGGGGCTCCAATGTTCATAGCCACATCGGAGAACAGAGGCACATCACCCATAATCGGATCGCTGTCCACCGACTTATGACCGTGGAACACTAGGTCGAAGGGGTAGTTGAAGGTGCCGGTGGGCTTTCCGTAGATTTCAGTCAGGGCACAAAGGGTGTCCGGCCCCTTATCTTCGTGCTTCAGGCCCGTGGGTAGATGAACGGTTCGGGTTCCGATCTGGTAGTAATTGACTACCTCCATATCCGAGCCGACTTCCGCTGCCGCCGTGCTGGATGGTGGGTAGTCGATTACGTGCAAATCCCACGCCTTCATCACCCGATTGGCGTAGTCGTACTTGTGATGCTGGAACGGCTCTCTGTGGAAGATCACCTTCAGGCGCTTGAAGGTGTTAACCAAGTGCAGGACGACCATACTGTCCTTGCCAAAGCTGCACATCACCGCCGGATTCCTTGAGTTCTCAAGGCCAGCCTTGATGGTGAGTTTGGCTAGGACGAGCTTCTGCTCATAGGTCATAGGGCGACAATAAGCGCGCCGCCAATCGCAGCGCCAGCCTGAACATTTCCAGCGGATTTGGTAGCCGCAGCAGTCTTATTAGCCGCTTCCAAGCTCTTGTTGGCCCCGTAGATGTTGGCCCCGTAGTTGCTCAGATTGGCAGCGGTGGTGGACGCCAGATTGACGCCAGCATTCGGGTCAAACCGATTCGCACTCGGAACATTGCCGCCAGCCGTGAAGTAGTTGAGTCCGGTATTAACACCCGGAGGCGGCTGGTTCCAATTCACCGCATTGAGGGCGGCGTTCGTCACGTTGCCATACGTTCCAACCTGATTGAGGTTGTACGCACGGTCGGCCTCGCGCTGAGCAGCCGTCTTGTCACCAAGGATGCCGAGGTATTTGAGGTAGTCCTGTTCAGCAGCGTAGTTAAACGACCGATTGCTTTCGGCGGCGCGATTCGTCGCATCCGCATTGTACGTGCTCGTCTGGAGCCCTGTCCCAATGTTGAACCGGCCAACATCCTGCTGATTGGTGATGTTGAACCTCTGGGCATCCATCCCAGCCTGCTGATTGGCCAGACCAGCACGCAGAAACGCATCCTGATTGGCCAGATTGGCCTGAAGGTTGGCCTGTTGGTTGGCAAGGTCGCCCCGAAGCATCGCGTCCACGTTGAACTGACCAGCCTGAAGTTGGTTGCCAACATTGGCCTGCTGACGTTGAATGTCGGTTCGCAGAACGTCCGTAGCCAAGGCCTGACCCTGCTGAGAAGCCCCGATAAGCTGCTGATTGATCTGCTGGGCGGCAGCGATGTCCTGCATCGACCGCTCACGCGCAGCTCCCGCACGGGCAAGGGCTTCACCCGCAATGGAGGCATTGTCCATCAACCGGCCAGAACCAGCATAGCCCTCGCGGGAGCCTTGCGTAGCCGCTCGGATTTCCTCAGGAGAAAGCTGTCCCGGAGCAGTCGCCATCGACAGACCGCGAGCCTGCAAGGCCTGCGAAAGCGGGCTCTGCTGCTGGGCATTAAGGGCTTGCTGATACAGAGACTGACCCAAGTCGCCCTGACCAACCTGACCAGCTTGCACCTGCCCAGCGGCAACACGCTCCGCAGCAATGCGTTCCGCCTGCACTCGTTCCGGGGTAAGCGTCCCGCCGACCTGAAGCTGACCAGCCGAAATGGTCTGAGGAGTAATGTTTTGGGGGGTTGGGGCACCGCCTAAAATCCTCCGCGAAAGCGCATCATAACCCGCATTCGCGGACACCCCGCCAAGGGCGTCCGAACGATCCATAGCCGACTTCAGGTAGGGATTCGCCTTGAGGAAGGCGTCCAGAGCCGGGTAACCAAGCTGGTTAAGCTGGTCGATGTTGAAGTTGCGCTCTAGATTGGTCTCTCCACGGGAGATTTCACCAGCCTTGGTGGTGAGGTCCCCAATCAGCGGCATCGTCCCTTCAATGCGCTGACGAAGCGCAGCAAGGTCGAGGTCGGTGAACTTGGGGCCATAGCCCTGCTCCAGCTTGAAAAGCTGGTCCATCAGCTCAGGCGTAAACGCGGAGAGGTAGGACCCAATGGCCGCACCGGGGTCCACGGTGTAAGGACCGGGGGCGCCGCCCTGACCCGGAAGCTGTACTACCCCCGCCGTGGGGTTGTAGTTGGTGCGGGGGTTGTTTACACCAATAATGCCAAGGTCTTCGAGTGGGTCGGCCATAATTAAGCGAATTTAGTCTGACTGGCGAAGACGGTGAAAGCAGCCGATCCCGTCTTGAAGATGGTGATGGTGTAGGCGTCTACGCTGTTGGCGTTGCCAGCACCCGGAGCCGTGCCACCGGCCCATTTCGGCACCACCCCGGTTCCGTCGATCTGAAAAGTGGACTGGCGGTAGGCCGTGGCACCCTGAGTGACCAGAATAGCCAAACTGAGGCTGTCCCCAGTCGCCATTACGCTATTCAGGGTATTTCCGCTGTCGCCTCTGACGTTCAACGTCCAGTCCCCAGATGCATTTGAGGTGCAATAGAGCACCGCCCCATCCAGAGCATTGAAGTTAACGGTCCCCGTAAGCGAAGTAGCCGAAATAGAAGCCTTTTCCAGCACTTCGCAGATGGAGGCAGTCCCCGTGGCCGAAAGCGTCGTAAAAGCCCCGGAAGAGGCCACAGACGAGCCAATAGGGGTGTTCTGAATGGAGGTGGCCGTCAGCGCCCCTGCGGTTGTCCAAGTCGGCCCGCCCGTGTAAAGCTTGGCTGGAGTAATCCCCAAATCTTTGACGATGATTGCCCCGCTAGAAAGCTGAGTGGTGGCGTTGTCCACGGCATCAGCGGCAAAGGTGGCGTTGTCCACCAGATTATTGAGCGTGGTAGCCGTGGGGGCATCTCCCGTGGCGAACGTAGTGCCTTTGGACAGGACGGGCATATTAGGAAGCTTGAGAGATGGTTGGGTCGGTAAGCATCGCTTGCACCTTTACGGCCCTCAACTTGGGTCGCCCATTGGTAGGGGCCACCGTCATCTGGATGCCATAGCCGCGCTTGTTCCCGATTCTACCACGCACGGAGGCGTCTTCGCCTACCGCCAGATTGGAGCCAAGGATAGAGGACAGGAACCCCAGAAAAGTGCTGCTATCCGGATTTTCCACTTCCGAATAAATTGTAGCATTCGACGATTCCGACGACGACGACTCAATGTGTAGTTCATACGAATTGAACTTCTTCCGGTCCATCGTTCCATAGGAATACTGGCGAGTGGTGACATTGCTTCCGATTGGGTAGATTGCGGCGGGAACCCCAGCGAAGATGGAAAGGCGATCATTGCCGTCTTCCCGCCCGTCCACCTTGTGAATGGACCCGCTGGGGCTGATGGTGTACAGCGAGGCAAACCCGCTGTTCTCCGCAACCACGAAATTGTTGATGCTCCAGCCCGTCTGGCCGGTCATATCCAGCGACTCCCAGCCCCCGTTCAGGAAGTTGTAGATGAGGATGGCGTTGTTCACCGTGGACGCATCCAGCGGCACCGCAAGGTAGTAGCGGTTGTCGAAGTAGGCGGCTACGGCCTTGTTGGCATAGTCCTTGTTGATGCGCTGGATTGTGGCCGCAATAGGCTCCGACAACGGTACGCCAGCACCTCTGAGATTGTAGAGGTCGCCAAACGCGGCTGCGTAAACTCCGTTGTCGGAGAGGAATAGCACCTGATTCCCAATCTGGAGGATGGACCGGCGAGCCACGCACCCTACCTCAGATGTCACCATCTGCACGGAGGTGTCTGCCACCGACCCGCTGATTCCCCTCACCAGATGGATGGAATTGCGATTGAAAACCAAGAGGTTGTCTTCGGCAAAGGCCTGGAGACCAACAACATAGTCGGCTACGCCAGCCGTAATCCGGTATTGGTTCTGGATGCGGTCGTAGGTGTCGCTGTCCAAAATGTCAGAGGCGATGATTTCGTCCCTGACATTCCTGTCGGTGTAGGACCCAGCACCCGGCTCGTACCAATACGGCACCCACAGGCGCCGTTGGTGGTAGTAGCCCCAGCCCGGGGCAGGCATATGGATGAAGCCCTTACCCGAGCTTATCTTCTTGGACACCACGATGCGGTCAGAGGCGATGTCCGGCACCTGCCCAAGGAACTTGAAGCTGTTGGCCGTGGGCACCTCGCTCACCGTGTACGGGAAGTCCCCCTCCTGAAGCTCGGAAGACGCCCGGTCGATGACGTACACCGTGTCGCCCACCGCCAGCCCGTGCGAACTGGCCGTGATAGTGACCACGCCGTCCGTGATGGAGGCGTTTCCGGCTGCGTCAAAGTAGACGGGCTGGGTGTACACGCCGCTGGCCACCGCCGTGAAGGCAGGGCTACCAGACAGGTCGCCATTCCACTCCAGCGCCGCCTGCCCTTCGCGGAACATAATCACCTTGTCGAAGCATTGCAGCAACTCGACATCCGCCGAGATGGACACCCCAGCAGGGTAGGAGATGGTCGTGGACGACCCGCCATTAGCCGGGGTGGCAATGGCGTTCTGGTTGGTCGCCCGGATGATGTAGTTGGCGTTCTGGCTGGCTGGGTCTGAGAACAGGCAGGAGCCGTAGACGCCAGTCGTTTGCGTGGCCGTCAGCTTGGCTGGGCCAGCCACCCCAGAGCTCACCGTGTACGTCTCGCTGCCCGTGGCCCCGGGAATTGTGAACGTGAACTGGGTGGTGCTCACCACCGTGATCACCCGGTTACCCGTGGGGTCTATCGTGCCGCTCACCCCTGCAATGTTCACCAGCGTGTTGCTGGAGAAGGCATTCGTGGCCGTATTCACCGTTACGGTGGTGCCAGAGCGGCTAGCCGAGGAGATGCTGGCCGTAGCGTACAGATACCACACCGGAGGGCTAACCAGTCGGATAGACTCCGTGTTTGCCGTCAGGGTAGGTCCGAAGGTTTCAAGCCCCTTGCGGGTCTGCCAAGCCCCTTCGATGTCCATCCGCCCGTTGTAGCTCTCTGCCACCTCCCCAGCCTTGAGCTGGTCAGGGCGGAGGCGGTTGTTCACCTTTGTGAAGCCTACGTCGCCATCGTCAACAATGGCCGAATCGAGAGCGCCAAACTTGGAATAGCGTGCCATTATTGGAATTTGTAGCGGATGCGGACAATGCCAGCCTGACCGCTGCCAAAGGACACCCCGTTGTAGCCACCGCCCCAACCGCCGTTACCCGAATTGGCAACTACAGCAGGAGATGCACTAGAAGTGCTGTTGATGTTGCCCCTACCACCGGCAGCAAAAGTGGCATAGGTGCCAGAAGACGAGATGATGTCTGCTGTAACGCCATCGCCGCCATTCGGCACAGACCCTGCGCTGCCAGCACCGCCGCCGCCGCCATCATTGCCAAAAGAAGTCCAGTCTCCACCCTTGTTCCCCAAGCCTCCGGTTGCGGAGGTGGGCTGCAAGCCAGCGCCACCATTGCTATCGACACCACCACCGCCGCTGCCACCCGCTTGGTCATTGCCAGCACCACCACCAAGTGCAACCAAACCGGCAAACGTGGTGTCGCCGCCATTTCCTCCACCGCCAGCGCCAACCACCACGCTGAACGACCCTACGGAAACGGTGAAGGCAGATCGGTATACGTAGCCACCAGCACCACCGCCGCCATACGAGCCACTTCCGCCGCCACCAACCATCATCACCTCAACTGATGGGCTCGCTGGAGCAGCAGAGATGGCGAACGTGCCGTTCGACGTAAACTGATGAATCTTGTAGTCTGCGTTGGTCGGATCAACGTAGACCGTGCCACCCGTAGCCGAGATGAAGTTGGCCGCAACCGTCCCCTGACGGAAGGCCCCAAACGCCCGCAAAGAGGCAGCACCAACTGTGGACAGGACAGGCATACGCCTATCCTACCACTACCGCCGCTTCCGCTTGAAATCCGTACCCTTCAGCTTGCCGGAATTGGCCATAGCGTAGAACACCCGCTGGGCCTTTTCCTTCCCGTAAGTCTTTTCCATTTCTGAAAGGACTCGCCTCCCCTTCTTGGTGAGGGGCATCTTAGGAGCACTTCTTACGGGAGGTCCCGTGGTTACGCATCTTCATCGAGCCGTATTCCATCATACGCTCCTTCTTGCCCTCCATCTTCTCGTGCATCATCTTGCCCTTCTTGGTCTTGTAGCGCTCGCCTGATTTGCTCATAGGAATTTGTTTGACTGAAATCGTGTTTCCCCTCCACCTCCCCGTTAGGGGAGGAAGCTAGCAGGACCACAGTACCTTGCGAGCCCAGTAGTTGGCGGAGAGCTTGCCTTCCCCGCCTTTGATGCCTCCAGACCTAGCGCAATAGGACTTCCGGCGCTCCTTGGAGCGGTGCTGGGTATAGTCCTTCATCGAGCTATCACCGAAATGGACGATCCTCTCCTGTCCATTCGCACAAGCCTTCACCACCTTCTTCTTCCCCGCCCTCCAGCTCTTCATCGGCTGGTCGCAGGGCATATCCGCCTTCGACTTCGGGCTCACTTGGCCTCCCTCCGCCACTTCCAGAGTAGGTATGCAATGCCGAGAAGGGTGCCCACTAGAGCCGCCACTTGGTTCACCTGAGAGAGGGTGATGGACGCCGCAACTGGGGTCCCGGCAACGATGTAGTCCTTAGCGTGGAGCATCGGGCCTATCCTACCACGACTTTTTCTCCGCTTCTGCCAAAGCGTGAAGGACTTCCGAGGTGAAGTTGGGGGCAAACTGCGCCGCCGCCTTAAACTCGGGGTGCTTCAAAAACCTGTCCACCTGCCCCGTTGTGTAGCACCCGGAGAGGGCAAGAAGGGCTAGGGCACACAGAAGGCCCTTTGCGGGCCTCTGCAATGGCTTTATCGATGGCATTGTGGGTTTGGGCTACCCTGATACGCTCCACCTCGGTAAGTAGCCTAGAAACGAAAGGAATGGCCTTTCCTAGGGCTACTATGAGGGAGGCCAACTCAATCACGTCAGGTAGGGGTCAGGGGCGAGGATGACAGCGGGGTCAAGGCCGAGCTGGGTACACATACCAACAATGGTCGGGTTCGTGTTCCAGAACCACGCGAAGTTGTTCCAGAGATACGCCTGATCCTCGGGCAAACCATTGGTCAGGGCGATGAGGTCGTTCAGTTCCCCGGCAGCCAGCACCCGCGACACGATGGTGTCCTTGGACACGCGGTAGGGCTGCGGAGGCGGCAGCGGCTTGACCACCCAGCCACAGTTTTCCCAGACGGGCGCTTGTTCGGTCGCGGGGTCGTAGGACGGCGGCACGGTGACGACCCAGCCCTTGCGCTCTAGGTTGGCAATCGCATCAGGATCCGTTTCCGAGCGCAGCGCGCAGTCGAGGGTGAGGTAGGTGGGCATTTTAGGAGCAGGGAAGCTTGTATGAATGCGCAAGG